TACTGGCAAATTTTATTCTTTTGGCACACAAACATATGGCGGAACTTCTGTTTCTTATAATTTGTACAGATATACAAAGGATGCAGCAACAATCATGGGTGAAGACTTTAACTTTATTGACAGAAGCGGTCAAGAACTGATTACAAGTCAGGTCGAAAACATGTCTATGGGAATTGTTAACACGTTAGCTTCAAAACCAGAAAATGAAGAATTTTCTCAACAACTTGAAGGAATACAATATACTATTTTAAGAAGAGATGGTACTGAAACAAAAGGTGATTTATGACAAATGACAAAGTAGCTTCAATAGGTCTTGTTAATGGAGTTATTCATGATAAGAATGGATCAACTCGTGTGATTGATTTCAAGAATACCGTATTAGTTGGAGGCCGTTCTTCAGTAGTTAATTGCCTCACCAATAATATTGGCTCAAGTTTCAATTACTATGTAAGTAGAATGATTTTCGGTGATGGTGGTGTCGATGGTAGTACTTTACGCTATGTAAATCCTGAAAGAACAGGCTTGTTTGGAATTACAAGAGCAACCAAGACTGTAATTGCGTCAATTGATCAATCTAACCCCACACAGGCCATTTTTACTTCAGTATTGGGCTTTGATGACGCAAATGGATACGGGCTGTCAGAGATGGCTCTGGTGTTAAATGATGACACATTGTATTCAATGGCAACATTTCCAACCTTGTCCAAAACAAGCGATATACAAATCGTTTGGAACTGGCGAGTAAATTTCATCTGAGAATAGTAAATAATTTATGCCAGATATAGATTTAATACCGATACCATCGTACCAACCATTACAGCCATATTATTGGACATATGATAATATGCCTCTTGAGGCTATTAATCAAAGAGAGCAGATCATTAATAATGCTGTAGATGCCAATACAGAAATACTTCGTGCTTCTATTGGCTCTACAGGATCTCTTAACGTAAGACTTGATCAGTCACTTTTGCCAAACGGTGATTTAAGAGCAGCAAAAATAGATGAAGCATTGCACAATATTGGTTCTCACGAAGATGGATCTTATGACGGTGTTGATTATGTGAGAATGACATTGTCAGAGCGAGAAAAACTTGCACTGATAGCAAACGAAGCTAAAAATATTACACTTCAGGTTGATTTGATTTCAGAAGTTGTATTTTTTGACAATGGTCCAATAATTTTTGAAAACAGCAGCACAATAAGCTTTACTGTAAATCAACCAAACAGAATATCAGCAGATGTAACAGTAGGTCTTCAAAATGCTCATAGACACTTTTATCAAATTACACCATTGAGTAAAAATTTAACGAATGATTATATTAATTTTATTACTGGATTAAATGTTCCTTATACGCAAGGTTCTTTACGAGTTTATGTCAATGGAACAAGATTATTTTCAGATATTTCAATATATTATGCTCCTCCTGTTCCAACCAGAATTTGGCTTGAAAATAAATTTACAGAAACTGTTGATGGACTTGGATTTTACTTTGATAACCAGATAAAAGCGGACGATGTAATAAGAATTGATTTTGATTTGCCTTTAGATTAAAATTATATATAGCTTTCTCTATTATTAAGACTTCCATACACAGAGGTACTTATGATAGAAAAATGCAGAGAAGTTTTGTCTAAATATAATGTTCCTCAAAGACATTCTGATTTTCAAATAGAAAAATTTATTATTGGCAAAGAACATTCTTTTCACGGTCGTATGTGGCAGTGTATGAGAGAAATAGAGACTAGATATGACAGTCTTGTAAATATCAATTTTGAAATAGAAAATCAAAAAGATGATATTATTTTGAAAAAAATTGAAAAAGATAAGAAAATCAAAGTAGTTGTAATTGACGAAGAACTATCAATTGAGATTAGAAAAATAGATAGATCCATCAGTCATATGACTACAAATTTGTTAAAACTTGAAACAAAAAAGAAAAATATTGAGCTAGAATCTGCTAAATTTGTAGAAATTTTAGAAGAACTTGTGAAAACCACACCTTTCGTTGATTACAACAATGAGGAAGCCCAGAAAGAATATTTTGAGAATAAGTTCGCAAATGAAATAAATCTTAATATTTTACTTGGTCATCCCATAAATAATGAATTGGTAAGATCAACTATGTGTCTTGGTGATAATTCAAAAATTAAAACACAGCTTGTTGAATCATTAAGTAATATCCAAAGAAAGTTTTTGACAAATGACCGTAAAGATAAGTAGTTATGATTTTGGTTATTTAGCTGGCGATCTTTCCGTATTCCCGGAAGCAATAGACAATTATGACACATTGTATTTCGCCAAAAATAATTCAGAAACTAAACTTGTACAAAGTTTAGTTTATGGATCTGATAAAATTATTGTAGATTCAACTCAAAACTTTCCAGATAGAGGTTTGATTAGAATCAATCTTGTAGACAAATTTGTAGCTGTGCCAGAATATATTTATTATGATGAAAAAACTGAAACAACTTTTCAAAAACTTTTAAGAGGATTTGGCGGATCTAGACAACAAAATTGGCCGATTAATAGTCCAGTAATTGGCGGTGTTTTTTCTGAACATCATAACGCACTCAAAGATGCCATTATACAAATGGAATCAACACTGGGTGTCGTAACTGCACCAGCTGTAGATTCTATAAATGGCAAAATCAAAACTGAAGAATTGAGATTTTATTCAGCCCAACCTATTTTCAGAGGTTATCCAAAATCAGGCAGATTACCACTTACTGTTAAATTTCAAAATTTATCAACATCAATAGCTACTAAGTTTTTTTGGGATTTTGGTGATGGCAGCACATCACTTGAAAGAAGCCCCGAACATACATATTTGGTCGAAGGAACATTCACAGTCACATGCAGAATTATCACAAGCCTTGGTGGACAAGGATATGTGTCAAAAACAAATTATATTAGAGTATCAAATGATATTCCAATATCATTCTTTTATACAACTCCGCTTACAGGATATTCTACAAAAACTGCTTCTAAATTAGGCATAGAAGCAACACAGTTTTCATTTGTTGATCAATCAGAAGGAAGCATACAAGAAAGACTTTGGGTTTTCGATGATGGATCTACCGAAAATCAAACAAATTCCAATATTCATTATGCTTATCATTATTATGACAAACCAGGAACTTATACGCCAAATCTTTTGTTGACATCAACTAACAGCATTGTAAATAAGATAATTGCTTCCAGCCCAATAAAGGTGTTGTAATGATTCCTCCATTAAACTTTCCAGATGCCATTGACAATGATTTGACACTTTTTGCAGTCAAAGACAGTTTGAGACTTACACTAGCCGCAGATTATAATGTTGGTGATAAAAGTATAAGCGTTGAAGATAATCAAGCAATAATGAGTTTGTTCCCATCTGCTGGAATTATCACACTTGTAGAAAATTGCAGCGAACCAGAAAAACGTGCAATTTCATTTTATTATACATCTAGAACAACAGTTACATTTGATGGACTCAGTCTTCTTGAAGATTTTATTGACAGTTACAAACCAAAAAATGTAACAAATGTTGTCCAGAATGTAATGGCAGAACATCATAATGCACTCAAAAATGCAGTGCTGGCAATTCAGAACTACATAGGATTGAAAGGAGATACTGCTACAGTTCCTTTAAGAGGAACTGTAGGTGAAAGACTTAACTATCTTCAATCAGTTGCATATTCACCAAAAGCATGGTTTACAGCTGACACAACCCTTGGAATCATACCACTTACTGTAAATTTCACAGATGAAAGTTTTAGATTAGGAAAAATATTAAACAATAATAATATTACTTTTGTTTGGGATTTTGGAGATAGCACAGCTAGCGTAATTTCTTATACAGAAATGTCTAATTCTGGAAATGCTACACACGTTTACCAAAGACCTGGAATATTTGATGTAACATTAAAAGTTACAAATAAATTCAGTAATGATACACTTAAGTTGCCAGGATTAGTAAACGCAAGATATCCAGCACCAGATTTTGCTGTAATTGATTACATACTTGGATCATTTCAAATTTTCTTGAATGATCAAATTAAAAGTCCTAATAATATTGAAATAGAACTGTTAATCCCAACAGGCATTAACCCGCTTACAGGAAGAACATACAGCGGAGAAGAAGTAGATTCATCAGACAATCCAATAGATCCTATTTCTGAATACGAATGGCTTCTAAGCGATGATTTATCACACACCAATAGCAAACAGACAAAAGCACTTTATTCAGCTGGTGGAATTTATGATCTGGTAATTAAAGCTACAACAGTATCAAAATCATACAGAATAACAAGTAATAATGATTTTATTAACATTGTTGAAAATAACAATATATGGCTTCTAACATTTGATAGTTTGAGCACAACTTCTGTAAGAGCTAGTGAATTTGGATTTATTTCTCAAACTTTTAAAACAAGACAATCTTCTAATCTAACAATAAGCGTCAATGATGGGTTTTTATCAGGAACAAATAATAGCGAACAAGCTATCAGA